ATGTCAAGGAACTGGAAAAGTTCAAGTCGGTAACAGAATCATCGGAGCGTTACTTAGGAATGGGTATGCCTACCGAAATGGCAAAGGCAACGGCAACGGCAGAGTATGAGGGAAATATGGATGTCGTTACTGGAAACATCTCTAAGTTCATGGCAGAGAGGGATAAGCAGAAAGAGTCTGAAATCCGTGCGCAGTATTTGGCTCAGATGCCTACACCGCAGTCTGGAAACGTAGGTCAGGTTGACTATTCAGCACAGATCAAGCAGGCAATGGACGCAGGCGATACACAGGCCGCCGTTCTTGCAATATTAAATCAAAATGCCGCTAACAATCAGCAGGCATAACTTTTAAGGAGGTAATGAATTATGGCACAGGGCACAGCAACATCATTCGCTGTTCCTAATTTTAGCGGAATGTTATTCGCTAAAGGGCAGCAGGCAACACCGTTCTCTACTATGATTGGCGCAAGACCTCTTGTAACCAATCATGTAGAGTTTACTTGCGGTCAGGAGTACAACACAGAAACAGGCGAACAGCCTAAGATTTCTGAGACAGCATCCCTTACCGCTCCACAGCCGGAAATCGTAACCAGAAGTCAGCTTACCAACGTTACTCAGATCTTCCAGAAGTCCGTAGCGATTTCTTATGGAAAGCAGAGCAACATGGGTACACTGCAGGGAATCAATGTAGCCGGTCAGCAGGCAAATCCTATGGATGAACTTGCGTTCCAGGTATCTCGTAGAATGGCGAAGATCGCACAGGATATTGAGTACACTTTCATCAATGGTAAGTATGCGAAAGCTACTACTGATGCAGAGGCAAACCAGACCAGAGGACTTCTGACTGCGATTACAACCAATATACTCGATCTTGCAAAGAAACCTCTTACCTACTGGCTTGTAGCAGAGGGATTAAAGTCCATTCACGATCAGGGAGCAAAGACAGATAACATCGTCCTTGGTGTAGATGCAACCACTATGTTGCAGCTCAACCTTGACGCTCAGCAGAACAACCTGACTATCGTTCCTCTCGGAAGAGAAGTCAACGGTATCAAGTTGCAGACCGTAGTTACCCCTCTTGGAGAGGTAGCAGTCGCATTGTTCGATACTATGCCTGCCGGTACTGCCGTTCTGTTTGATCCGTCCATCATGGCTCCGGTTCATCAGATGGTTCCTGGTAAGGGTAATTTCTTCTTAGAGCAGCTTGCAAAGACAGGCGCAGGAGAAACTTATCAGATCTTCGGTCAGATCGGTCTGGATCACGGTCCTGAGTGGATGAGTGCGAAGTTCACTAATATTTCCACAGATCTTCCTAGCAAGATCACGGCAAGCGGTACAACAGGTACAGCGGGGGAATAACAGGTCATACCCTTAACGGTAGTTCCGAGGTAGTTGATTCTTCTGTTTCCACATCAACGGATGCGGTTTCAGAAGAGACGGCTACTGACAAGAAGTACACAGAGGAAGAACTTAACGCTCTGACAGTAGCACAGATTAAGGCTATCGCAGCGGAACGTGGGTATGACCTGAAAGAAACCGTAAAAGCAAAGCTGATCGCAGAGTTTTTAACTCAGCAAGGGTAAGAAAGTGAGGACGGATTATGGACGCTAAATTGTTGAAAGTCATTTTAGACGATGAAACTCTCACTGACGAACAGATTGCCGTCCTCCTTGTGAAAGCTCAGAAACAGGCTGCAAATCAACACTTTTGGGCGGATGATGATATTCCGACAGAGGCAGAGTTGGAGAGATTTTATAACCGGTATGAGTTTGAAATCTATGATTTGGCGAAAGCCATAAACTCTGATGATGCGAGGGGCGGACTTGTATCTCACACGGAGCTTGGAGTTACCCGGAACTGGGGACAGACAGGTAAGAAAGATATTGAGTTGGCCTTGGCAAAGATTCCACCCAAAACCTATGTCGGTCTGTTAAGGAGGGATGGCAATGCCGAAGCTGAGACTTAAAGACCTCAGATTGAACCAAGTCCCTTTTTATTACCAGACCTATGACGGAACGGTGGATGAAGTGGACGAGGATGGCAACCTTACCGGGGAGAGCATACCGAAGTATTCAAATCCGGTTCGTGTGCTTGCGAGAGTAAGTCCGAACTCAGGAAATGCCGAGGACTCCCCATTTGGTAAAGATATTGTCTACGACAAGACCATATCAACCGTACAGAAATTGCCGATTGATGAATACTCAAAACTCTTCATAGATGTGGTTCCTATTCTCAACGAGGACGGTTCCACAGATACAGAACCGGATTATATATGTGTCTGCCCGAAACATGATTTGCAACAGAATCTATGGGCGATACGGAAGATTAAGGGGAATATCCATGCAGGACAAAATAACGATCAATCCCTTTGACCCGGACAGCATAGATGAGGCTATTAAGAAACTGGAAAAGCGGAAAGAGCGTATACACAAATGCGCAGAGAAACTTATACAGAGACTTACAGACCTCGGAGTTGAAAAGGCACAGGAGTTAGTTCCGGTTGATACCGGTACGGCAAGATCTTCCATTATCGGTTATCTGGATGAGGCAGAGGGAGTTGGAATCATAAGTGCCGGAGGGTACTGCAAGTACATTGAGTTTGGTACTGGTGTAAAGGGTAGGGACAGTTCCCACCCAAGCGAAGAGTACAAGGCAATAATGAACTGGGCGTACAATTCCGGGGCAACAATCTTTACCACGAAAGACGGCAGAGAGGGTTGGTATTATCCGGCTGATGATGGCACATGGCGATTTACAGAGGGTATGCCGTCAAGACCATTCATGTATGAGACGGCACAATATCTGAGGAAAGAAGCACAAAAAATAGCAAGCGAGGTATTCAAGGATGGTTAAGGA